TGCCTAAAAAACAATATGATGAGATAATATTGGGCAAGCCGCCAGTCACTAGTGTCAAGAAACCAGTAACAAGCGTCAAGAAACCAGGAACAGGTGACGTAGGCATAGCGATTATTAAAAAATTCGCCAGAAAAGAAAAACTTAAAGATAATCTTAAAAAAGGAGACAAAACTCTTCCTACTCATGAAGCAGCGGAAGATGCAGCAGGTGGAATCGCTGCTCAAATTCAAGATATGACAGGAAAAACTGTAAGTCAGCTTAATAAATTTATTAAAAGTGAAAAACAGCTTTCAAAAATATTAAAGGATTGGGACATATGGAATGCACATACGGGAAGAGCAGCCAGACTTGAAGCCGCTTATCCTACAATAAAAAATACAGAAAAAGTTACAGGAAAAGTTATAGACTTCAAAGGCTGGACACCGACAGTCATCAAAGGTGGTAAAGATAAACTAGCAACAGGTGGCATAGCAGCTCACTTTAGAAAGAGATAATGGCTTATAGTACAGACATAAAAGATTATTACAGAAGAGCCTGGGGACTTAGAAGATAGACCCGGTTTTAAATACGGCGGTAGCTGGGCAGATTGGAAAGTAAATTATGAAGACCAGATGACGTTTGAAGAATACCTTCAAGACGATAACATAGTCAAGAAATCACACTTCCTAGATAGAAAAGCTGATGGGGGAAGGATTGGGTTTAAAGACAAGCCTTTAAAAAATTTTACTCCTGGTTCAGGACCACAAACAGGTTCTGCATTAGAAGCAGATGTAAATATTAAAAAAGTTAAAAAAGCTTTAAATTCTATTAAAAAGCAAAAAAATAAAAAACTTTTCTTTGATTGGACTGAAAATTCTGATTGGTATAAAGCACTTCAAAAAGATTTAGGAAGTGCAACAAAACCTTTAAACAGAGAATACACAAACCTTTTAATTAATAAAACTGTAGATGAATATTTTCCAGGTTCCTATAGTGGAAAAATGGGAAAAGTTAAATTTAAAAACGACATGGTAGTTAATTCTTTTGTTAATCATTTAAAACAAGTTGGTGAGTTTGATGGACAAGAAAAATTTGCTAAAGTTTTAGAACAGTTTCAAGGCAGTAGAGAAGGAGCAAAAGGTGGACATCCATTTGAAAGCATAAATAAAGCTTGGAAGTCTTGGATAGCAGGTGAGTTTGAAGTTGAAGGCATTAACAGAGCACAATTAAAAAAAGAATTAAAAGCAAGAGGGATTGATTATAAACAAATAGATAATTGGACAGCATCTGCTGCTCAAGGAAGAGGTGTTAAAAAAATAGAAGAATTAAAAACATTAGATAAATGGAACAATTCACCAAAATTTCAAAATAAATCAGGCGATGAAATTAGAAAACTATTTGAAAAAAAATATCCAGGGTCTAATTTTTATCATCGAGTAAATGAACTAACCCATCTTAAAAATACGGGTAAGTATATTAGTGGAGAGTCTTCTTCTAAAGCAATCAAAGGAATTGATAAAGGTGTTAGATCTAAATGGTTAAAAGATAGTTTTGGTTTACAGTTTCAAGGTAACTATTCTAAAATGATTAAAGCCGCTGATGAATTAGAAGCAGCAGGTAAAATAAAAGATGCAATACGACTTAAAAATGCTGCTAATAAATTTTTTGGAGCAGATGGTATAATTACAAAAGCTGCAGGTGAAGGAGAGCATGCTTTAGCTAGAAGTTTTGATATGTTAAATCCTGATCATCAATTAAAAATAAATAGTTTAGTAAGTGGTGATTTAAATCAATTTAAAAAATGGAATTTTGATATTCCAGTTAAAAGATATTTTGATGAGTATAATTTACCTGAAACAACTAAAGCTAGAAAAAAAGAATTAGCAAGATTAATTGAAGAAAGAAGATCGGTATTAAATAGTTTAACTGGAGGAGATAAAAAGGGTATGGTTTCTAAAGGTGTAGTTGATTTTAAATATGGAAATACAATTACAGCTACTTCTGATGTTATTCCAATTGATAAGATTAAAAATTTTAAGGTAGAAGATTTACTTATAAAAGGAAAAGGATACGAAGAAGAATTTTTAAAGATAGGACAAAAAACAGGATTAGTTGATAAAACAGGAATTAAATCTCAATATGTAGAAAAGCCTATTAAAACTTCTAAATGGAATAAGTTTGTAAACTCTCTTCCTGTAAAAATTGCAAAAGGAATAGGTAAAGCTGGTGTAAGAACATTAGGTGCAGCAATGCCAGTTATTGGACCAGGGATGGTTGCATGGGGACTAAGTGATGTAAGCAAAGCACATGCTGCAGGGTTAACTGATCCTGATGAAATGACTGTTGCTTATAATTTTGGTCCTGAGATTGCACAAATGTGGTCTGATTATAAAGCTAAAGAAAAGAAAGCTACCTTAGCAAAAGAAGGTTTACCAGAGATAGATCCATTCGCTGCAAAAGATGGTGGCCTGTCTGGTGTCGATCAATACATATTAAACCGATACAAATGAAAAACCCGACTTTAGTTAAAAACATGAAAGATGTTAAATGGAAAGCAATACCCCCATTAAAGGGCCCTGATCCTAGAGGCTTGATTAAAGATAAAAAACAGGATAAACCTATAATTTTGGAGAAAATAAATGGCAGAAATCGATAAGGGCTTACCGAACGTAAGACGAGAGATAAATATTCCGAGTGTTGAAGAACAAACAGAAGTAATCGCAGATTTACAACAAACAACTCCTTCACATGAAAAAACTGAAGTAGTTGAAAATGACGATGGTTCTGTAGATATAAATTTTGAGCCAGGTGCTGTTGCACCTGAAACTGGCGACAATCACTATATGAACTTAGCTGATTTGTTACCAGATTCTATTTTAGATCCTTTAGGATCCGAGCTTTATGCAAACTATACGGATTACAAAGAATCTAGAAGAGAATGGGAAAGATCTTACACACAAGGTTTAGACTTGTTAGGTTTTCAATTTGAACAACGAACAAGACCATTCCAAGGAGCTTCTGGTGCAACGCACCCAGTTCTTGCTGAAGCAGTAACTCAATTTCAAGCGCAAGCTTATAAAGAATTACTTCCAGCTGATGGACCGGTAAGAGCTCAAGTGTTAGGCATGCCTTCACGAGAAAAACAAGATCAAGCAGTTAGAGTTAAAAATTTTATGAACTATCAATTGATGGATGTCATGAAAGAATACGAACCTGAATTTGATCAAATGTTATTTTACCTGCCACTTGCAGGTTCAACATTTAAAAAAGTTTATTATGACGATTTAATGGGACGAGCTGTATCAAAGTTCGTCACAGCAGATGACTTAGTGGTTCCGTATTCCGCTACCTCATTAGAGGATGCGGAAGCCATTTGTCATGTTTTAAAAATGTCAGGTAATGATCTTCGTAAACAACAGGTTGGAGGATTTTATAGAGATATAGAATTAGGAAAACCTTACAATGAAGAGACAGAGCTTAAGAAAAAAGAACGTGAACTAGAAGGGACAAGACAATCAGGATATAACAAAAACAACCCGATCTATACTCTGATTGAATGTCATGTAAATCTAGATCTCGAAGGCTTTGAAGATAGGGGACAAGATGGAATCCCTACAGGTATAAAAGTTCCATACATTGTTACAATAGACAATGGTACGCGAAAAGTTTTATCTATAAGAAGAAATTATAGATTAGACGATCCAAAGAAAAATAAAATTGAATACTTTGTCCACTTCAAATTTCTGCCAGGACTAGGATTCTATGGCTTTGGATTAATCCACATGATTGGTGGTCTAACAAGAGCAGCAACTGCAGCTCTTCGTCAATTATTAGATGCAGGTACGTTATCGAATTTGCCATCAGGATTTAAACAGAGGGGTATCAGAGTTAGAGATGATGCCCAATCTCTTCAACCAGGTGAGTGGCGTGATGTCGACGCTCCTGGTGGAAACTTAAGAGATGCTTTTATGAATCTGCCTTACAAAGAACCTTCAGCTACATTATTGCAGTTGATGGGAATTTGTGTAGATGCAGGACAAAGATTCGCGTCCATTGCTGACATGCAGGTCGGGGACGGGAACCAGCAGGCCGCTGTTGGTACGACCGTAGCCCTTTTAGAGCGTGGCTCCAGGGTAATGTCAGCAATCCATAAGAGATTGTATGCATCAATGAAACAAGAGTTTGTTTTATTATCTGATGTGTTTTCAACTTACTTACCTCCGGTTTATCCGTATGATGTAGTAGGTGCAGAGAGACAAATTAAACAAACAGACTTTGATGACAGAATAGATATTTTACCTGTTGCTGATCCAAATATATTTTCAGCAACTCAAAGAGTAGCAATAGCACAAACAGAATTACAATTAGCTCAAACAAATCCACAGATGCATAATCTATATCAAGCATATAGAGATATGTACGAAGCGTTAGGAGTTAAGAATATTGATCAGGTATTACCACCACCTCCACCGCCACAAGCAAAGAATCCGGCGATGGAACATATAGATGCAATGGCAGGTAAACCTTTTCAAGCATTTACTGGACAAGATCATCAAGCACACATTGCAGCGCACGTAGCGTTTATGGCAACAGCAATGGCTAAGAATAACCCGATGATAACTTCATCATTAGAAAAAAATATTTTTGAACACATTGCATTAATGGCTGATGAACAAGTTCAAATGGAAATGAGAGATAAATTAGTTAAACTTCTTGTTAAAAACATTACAATTTGTCGAGCAGCAACAGTTTCCTGGCTTCTTGTTTTACCTAATATTTTCCTTTTGTTGATATTGTATTTTTTTG